TAACTGAAAGAAAAGACGGCTATAAAGCTGTTCGTTATGAAAAAATCGTGGCGTTATTATTACAAGCTGTTAAAGAACAGCAGTTACAAATAGAAGAGTTAAGGTCGAAGCTCTAGCCACAAAAACCAAATTATATGGATATGACATACCCATCCTGGACTTACCAGGGTAGGATTTTTAATAACATAACAGACTTTCCACAAGACACATACGGATTCATTTACGAAGTATTTCACAAACCAACTGGTATGAAATATTTAGGTAAAAAAGTTTTATATTTTAACAGAACTCTTCCACCTCTAAAAGGTCAAAAAAGAAAACGTAAAGTAGTAAAAGAATCAGATTGGAAAGATTATTACGGGTCTCACCCTCAAATAAAAGACCTGATCAAAGAGTGTAAAGATACTAACGAATGGTCAGTATGGGAGAAAAAAATATTAGAGATATGTAAGAGTAAAAAAGAGCTTACGTATTTCGAGTGCAAATACCTATTTATAAATGAAGTACTAGAAGGTAATAATCATCAATATATTAATGATAACATTCTAGGAAAATTTTATAGAAAAGATTTTATACATGAAGTTAAGTAAGATCATATTAAAAGAAGAACTTAATGTAGCTAGAAGAAAGTTACAAAAGATGGTTGCTGATCACGGAGAAGATTTTGTGATGGATATGATACTTAACATACAAGATGAAAATGTATTAGACGAACTCGTAGATGAGTTACAAAGACAATAATATGATACAGTTAAAAGAAATTATAGGATTACCATCATTACAATATCATTTAGATAACGGACTCACTTTATCTGAGAATATCTACCGTTATTCTTCTGACGCCTTTATAAACTTATTCAAAGAAGCAAGAGAAGCTGTGAGAAACGGTGATATCGAGTTGAATGAAGAAGATATGGAGTTATTAGAAACTACCGATATAGGTGAGTATGCAGATTATAATGGTATGAGAGTACCTTTAGATCTTCCTATGGTTTCTCCAAAGTATAACCCTCTGTTTGAAATTGGTTGTCTTATCGACGAAATGATCGAAGATGAGAATACAATCGATGAAGCTGCTTCTATAGATGAAATGATCGATTACGATTTAGTAAAAGAGTTAGTTGAGTCTATTGGGGGTAACATAAACATGGATAAATTCAGAAAAGCAGTTAACATCCAAAATGAAAACTTCGACTACAATGGATTTGATATGCTTAAAGCGTCTGTAGATTACATACCCGAAGCTGAATACAGAGGTAAAAAGGTTCAACTTAACAAACCTAAAAGAGGTGGGAGTAAAAAGTTCTACGTCTACGTTAAGAGCAAAAAAGGTAATGTAAAAAAAGTATCTTTTGGAGATACAGGTCTTTCAGTTAAATTAAAGAAGAGAGGTGCAAGAGCTTCTTTCGCTGCAAGACATAAATGTGCTCAAAAGAAAGATAAAACAAAAGCAGGTTATTGGTCATGTAATATTGGCCGTTATTGGAAATCATTAGGTGGCTCATCAAACTTCTCAGGTTACTGGTAGACCATATTCAGAAAAACAAGAAGATGGTTTTGTAATAAGAGAGTTTTCTAGTAAAACTTCTTCTTTCGAATTCGTATGGCATAGAGATAAAGAAGATAGATACGTTCAAGCTACACACCCTACAGACTGGCAATTTCAATTAGATAATCAGTATCCACAGAGATTAACAGAAAAGAAACTATTTATACCTAGAGAGACATATCACCGGCTCATAAAAGGAACAGGTGATTTAAAAGTTAAAATCTATAAGCTATGAATTGCGAATGCCAAACTTGTAACTGCGGAACATCATGCGAGTGCAATTGCTGTAATTGTTAATTATGAAGTTAACTGATATCATATTCGAGAATAAAGTAAAAGAGATTAATTTTGCTTATACAGACCCCGGTGCTAGACTATATTCTATTTCAATAAATGGAGAAAAGCAAAGAGGAGCCGATCAGAAAAAAGCTATCGATATGATTGAAAAGTTAACAGGTATAGAAGTACCAATTAGAGCAATGTATCATTCTCAAGAAGTACAAGATGTAGTTAATGCATTAAAAGCAAAAGGAATAGAATCAGATGTCTATCCAATGGACGTAAGTTAATTATTATGAAGTTATCAAAAGTAATATTAGAAAATAAAAAGATAGTTGCTAAAACTCAATTAGAGTTTACTAACGAGGATATCGAAAGATTGACTGAAGCAATTGCATATAAATTAGAAGAATATCTAGACACAGGTAACAAAGAACTAATAGTAAAGTCTGTAAAGTCTGCTATTAACGAAATAATTTCTAAAAACTAAGTTGTTTTTTTAAATAAAAGTTCTTATCTTATCTTATAGATAACGGACTGGTTTATGGATTATACTTTCCTTTTAGGATCCATCGAGAATATTTTAGGTAAAAGTCACAAGAAAGCAAGAGAAAATCATGCCTTTCATTGTCCTTTTTGCAATCATCGTAAACCTAAATTAGAAATAAACTTTGCAACAAACGAAAAAGGAGAGAACCCTTGGGAGTGTTGGGTATGTCAAACAAGAGGTAGGTCAATTAGGTCGTTACTTAGACAACTAAAATTACCTAGAGATCAAGCAAAAGACATTTTAAAATATCTGCCCAAAGGTGCTCAAACTAATTATTATAGTAAGGAGGTGGTTGAGTTACCAAAAGAGTACAAACCACTTTATACAGCAGACACTACTTCGTTTGCTGCAAATACTATAAAAAAGTACTTATATGAGAGAGGACTTACCGATAATGATTTTATTAAATATGGGATTGGATACTGCACATCTGGAGACTATGGAGGACGTATTATTATCCCAAGTTATTCTGAATCCAATCAACTCAATTACTTTGTTGCACGAACTTACGATGGCAACTACTATAAATACAAGAATCCAGAAGCTTCCAAAGACATAATATTTTTCGAAAATCTTATCAATTGGAACTTACCTATTATACTTTGTGAAGGAGTATTTGATGCAATGGCTATTAAACGTAATGCTATTCCAATATTAGGTAAATCGTTATCTAAAAAATTATACAGTAAAATTCTTACATCACCCGTTTCTGACATATACATCGCACTAGATGATGATGCTCAAGATAGAGCATTACAAATATCAGAACAATTTTTAAATCAAGGTAAAAAAGTCTTTCTATTGGACATCAAAGAAAAAGATCCATCTGAAATGGGATTCAATTCTTTTACTACCTTTGCTCAAAAAGCAGATGAGTTAGACCTATCAAGTCTAATGATGCACAAACTACAATTATGATCAAACAAGGAACAAATATCCTAAAAGAGAACGCAAAAGGTAACTCATTATCATTTAATGCAGAGTTACAACAGATTAACTTTCTAGACAGGCGAGTTTATAAGAGGTCGGAAGGAGTATACTACCCGTCCGTTACTACTATACTTCAATACATGCCAAGGAATCAATTTTTTGAAAACTGGTTGAAAGATGTTGGGCATAATGCCGACCTCATCGCTCGTCATGCTGCTAAGGAAGGTACCCAAGTACATGAAGCTGCCGAAGACTTAGTATTAGGTAGAGAAGTAGCATGGATGGATGATTATGGAAGAGCTAAATATTCTCAAATAGTATGGGAAATGATCTTAAGATTTTATGAGTTTTGGAATACATATAAACCTGAATTGATATCTTCAGAGGAGTTTGTATATTCAGATGAACATCAATATGCAGGTACTGCAGACTTATTAGTTAAGTTAGGAAAAGAAACTTGGTTGTTAGATATAAAAACTTCTAAACATTTACACAAATCATATAATCTTCAATTAGCTGCTTATGCTAAAGCTATTCAAGAAATAAAAGGTATAAAAGTAGATAGAACTGGAATTATTTGGTTAAAAGCTCATACAAGAGGTCCTTCTAAATCTAAAGGAGTAATGCAAGGTAAATACTGGCAAGTTAAAGAAATTGAAGATATGGATAAGAATTTTGAACTGTTTAAGTCCATTTATGAGTTTTATAGAATTGATCATCCAACAACTGAACCTATTTATAATAGTTACCCTACAACATTAAAACTATGAGAAAAAGTTGGATATTTGTGATTTTTTTACTATCTTTATATAGTTGCGGTAGTTATACTCTGCAAACTAATAAAGGTTATGAGATCAAAAGTATCCTAGCTGTAACTGAAGCAGGAGACACTATTTCAGTACCTTATAGAGAATTTTTAAGAGATAGATATGATAACTATACAAGATTTAACTACAATAACCGCTGGTACTGGAACAACTGGCGATACGATTACAATTGGAGATGGAACTACTACTGGAATTTTTACCCATACCAATTTAATTATAGTTGGAATAATTTTTCTGGCGTTTATAGCATACCTAGCAGAACGAGAGTTAAACCGAAGACAGTCATACCTAGACCTGGAGTCACACCAGGAGTTGTACCAAAACCAAAAGAAGACAAAGAAAGAATAAATATAGGAAGAAGAAATGATCAAAATTTCAGATTTAATACTAGAAGCCAATGGCCGTCCCAAAGTGGTAATAATGGCTGGTTCAGCAGGAGCAGGCAAAACGTACCTTCTCAATCAACTCGACCTCGCTTCTCTGTACCAAGTCAATCCGGACAAGTACGTGGAGGATCCCAACAGCCCCGCATACAACAATCTGGCGGCAGGAACAGCTCGAGCGGACAAAGAGGCGGAAAACCTATCGAATGATAAAAGATCATTTGTATGGGATACTACTGCTAGTAACCCTAAAAAGGTAAAAGCTCTACTCGAAAAAGGATACGATGTGTATATGGTAATGGTATATACTCATCCTATGATAGCTTATGCCAATAACTTTTCTAGAAAAAGAAACGTACCATCTGTTGCAGTATTTTCAACTTGGAGAAAT